GTCTCTTTGTCATCTACCGTAAACTTGATTTTCTTTTCGTCAGAAGTGGACTCTACAAGAGTCATTAAAACTTCTTTCTGTTTAGGTAGAAAACGCATGTCTTTATCGGAGCAGTGATCATCAATAAAGGTTTTAATTTCAGAGTCCCTTTTTTCCTTAGAGATTTTGCTCAATTTTTCTTCTGCTACTTTGGATTTTTTCTCTTCAGCTTCATACTTCTCCTTGAATCCTTTGGCCTCTTCCTTTTCCTTATCTGATGCTTCCTTCTCCTTCTCAATTTTCTCGTAATCTTCCACTGCGACAAATTTCTTACCTTCTACTTCAGTGATCTTAATTCCGTTTGGCATGATATATACCTTCCTTTCTTTGGATTTTTCTATATGTGATTGCCCCGGTCCAGGCCTCTCAACCCTTCTCATTTGGCCACCACATTCGGGACATTTTATTTCATTACAGTGTTTATCACTGGTCATTTTATAACCACATTTAATACATTCACAATTATATTTTTCTGCTTTTTGATATATAATTATTTCAGCTTCTTTGTTAGTATCGTATAAAGCAGCAATATCTTTTAAATTTGTTACTGCCGGGAGATCCCCACCCAAAAAAGCTATAGCTGAAAGTACCTTTGCATACTTCTTTTTAGTGCTGGGCTCGGTATAATCATATAAAATCTCGCTTGATATCCTCTTATATGCTCCATTTTTGATTAATTGATATAATACTTTAGGCACTTCCTTTATGTTAACTAAAATTTTATCCCCTACTCTTTTTAATTTGGTGATCCAACCGCCAGCCGGGAGCCCCGTTTTTCTTAATAGATCCTGTCTGTCATTATGGCCTAATTTTACTCTCGGCTTTAATTTATCAATTATTTCATTAGTACCATTTACAATATTATCAATATCCTCACTGGTGATCTTATTACCTTTCCATGTTCCAATACCAAATACCTCAACATCAGTTAACTCATAAGTCTGGGAATAATTTTCTAATAAGGCCAATTCCATAGTATTTAAATTTCCCTGTTTTTGGGTTTTAATCCATTTATCATTTTGTTTTTTCCACCCCATTTTCTTGATGGCTGCCCATGCTGTCGCAGCAGATAAAGCCTCTCTATCATCCCTATCTTTGTACTGTTCGTAGGCATTATTATAAATATCGATCCATGTTTTCTGGGCTTCTGCCGGTAAACCTTTTATCCCTTCCGGGATGTTACTCGGGTACTCGTAAGGCATACAACTCAACTCCTTTTAAATTTACAAAATTTTTAGGTTTTATGGCCATTATCCCCGCTTTCCTTTCTTTAGATATCGGGGTAAATTTTTCATATTTAGTTACCGGGACTAGAGTTCCCCTGCATTCATAATGGTTAGGTGGTTTTACTCTGGCCAAATCAGGATCGCCTTTTTCAAATACCTGGCCATCCAACCGTTCACATATCTCGGTAGTCCGTTCATCCATAACAGAGGAATAGGCAACCGCCGGTACAAAGTCCCCCACCTCCGGATCGTTCATCATAGCCCAACGACCCTCATTATAGGCATCGCTAAAATTGGTTCTTACTACATTTTCAAGGTGCCAGGGAGTTAATTCTCTCCCGGTTTTTATCTCTATCGCGGTAGTCCCGATATACTCCTTAAAAAATCCGTCTAATTGAAACATTATCTCTGGGGTAGTGGCTCCACCTTTTAGACCGTTATATAAAATTGCCCTTGCTTCCTTTAAGACGCTATCCCTCATCACCCCAGCGATCCAGAAGGATTTATTATTTAGATATTGCAAGGCCTTAGTGGGTGGCAAACCGGGGACTATATCAGCAAATTTCATTTTACCCAGTTCGCTTTTTACCTCTTCCCGGCCATACTGCCATAAATCTCTTAGATATTCCTGTATTTTAGTTTTTAATTCCCCTACGTGAGATAATTGAATCTTCTCAATTTGGGAAGCCGAATTATTTTCAATGATCTTCCTTTTTAAGATATCTTTTTTAAGGGTCTCCTTCTGTTTAGTTATAATTTCTATAAGTTCTTCTTTGGCCTTTACTTCCCATTCATCTAAATTTTTTACTATCCTGGTAAAATTACATTTTTTTTCATACTGGTTAGTTTGTCTTTTTAATCTGGCTTGATAATCTTCTACAAAGCCCCCGCCCCCAGGTTCAGGCAAGGGTAAAACTATATCCTCTTCTTTGGCTGGGATCTTCAAGAATCCCCGGACCCATTCCTCTTCTGGATTGATCAGGCCAGCGTCAACCAGCATTTTAGCGATCTTAGCCTTTACTTCCTGATCATCTTTTATAAGTGATTCAAACTTAAAATAAGGATATTTGGGTTGAGAAAAATTAAAATCTATCAACCGCTTTATAATCTGTTCCCGGACTATGGTATCTTCGGTTTCTGTACCCAAATAATCAAGGATATAGATAAAAATATCAAAATGAGTTTTAGATAAAGCCCAGGAGCCTTTTTCCCCAGTTTCCATCAAAAGAGTACCCACCAATAAAGCCCGGGCAATCATGTTATTATTGGTGTCAAAAGCTGACTTATATCCTGCGTCTCCTCTCCGGACAGCCTCTAAAAGTTCAGCTTCCAAACCTTTTGGCATTACTATTGCGGTATCTGTTTGAATGCTTTTTAATATATCTAAATAATCATCCTGTTTGGCCTTAGGAGTGTTAGGTTCATAACGACCTATTACAGTAGGCTGGCCAAACTTCTCTAAAAAGATATTCCAAAATCTTTGAACAATATCATTAGAGAGATAATACCGGTAGGCAGCCCTAAAATCGGACTCGCCATATAAGCTATCTGCATCGTCATCATTGGGATTATAGGCAAAGAGGATAAATTTATTGATAGGCAAGTGTGTATTATAACCCTCAATCAAGCCCTTTTCTTCGATATTGCCATGCTCATCACATTTAAACATATAATTTACAGCTTTCCGGACCTTGATATTATCAATCCCGATCATCCCCTTAAATTCTCCGGTAGGAAGGATCTTATAATTAGTTTCAGCCACTGAAAAACCGTCACGCATAGCATTCCATATTTTGAGCAGGGTATTATTTATATTCCCCTTCATCTCTGAAAAGCAATGCTCGATAAATTCGGCCTGTCTAACTGATTCTGGATCATCTTCATCTTCTGGCCTGATACTCCAGGGGGTAGATAATCGGGCATGCTTCTTTAGCATAAAAACAGCTTTAACCTGGCCATCCCGCCTTTGCATTTTTCTATATATTTCCAAGCCCTTTTTTTCTACTAAATCATCAGGGTTGTAAACAGGAAGATCACCAATGCCCCAGATATCAGTTCCAGAATGGGATATTTCCCCCATCTCCGGTTTAACTAATTTCTTTATGGTGTCTTTAGTGTTTTGAAATATGTCTTTTAGGTCCATAAATCCTTTTCCGATTAAAATAATTTGACAATCCATTCAATAATCTTAATTATTCCAGCAATAAATATAAAACCAAATATAATTATTTTTAGAATATGTTCTTTTATAAAGATTGCAATATTTAATAAAAATTCTATGAAATCATAATTGCTATACATTAACTATCCCACTTCTTCAAGTCGTTTTATTAAATCAATAACTTTAGCTTTCGCATCTTCGTAAGGACATAAATAATGGTTAGCTACATTTCTATATTCTTTTGGTAAACTTTTTATAAATTCAATTGCCCACTCTTTAGTAATTTTGTCGTCTTTTCTTTTTATATTATTTATCCAATCATATATACTCATTATTTATTCTCCTAAATAAAAAAAGAGAGCCGAACAAGAAGTTTTTTAAACTTCTCATTTTGGCTCTCTGTGGTTAATCAAATCGTTAAGTATATTCCGGTGCTCGAATGAGAAATATAATATTATTTTTTTCCAGAATAGCACAGAATTATTTATTAGTCAAATAAATTACTTTATATAATAATTATAAATCTTTGTTACCAGTCTTGTTCGGCACTTGGTCGTTTTCCGGCACCCTTCCCTTCAATTATAGATTCCGACTCTTCTAGAGCAGTTACCGCACCATAACTGGCCATAGCCAGACTGATAGCTAAATCGATTTTTTTAGTCCCCGATTTTTTAACAATCCTCCAACCCCTGGTAGAATAAACTACCTTACAATTGATAAGGGATAATCTGAATTCCTCCGATTCATAGAAATTTATCCCCTGGCTTTTGATCAGATTAAAAAGGCATTGAGAAAAGGCTATACAATTTCCCTGAGTCTGAGGCAATTCTACCATATTTATCTTTTCTTTTCTGAGATC